ATCCTTGCGCATCTTGCATTATTTAATGCATCCAGCGCAGTCATATTATTAGCTTCATAAGTTTTGACAACCTTATCCCACATTTCTTGCAATGTAGTATCTTCAGGATATCCTAATATTTTTCTAGCTCTTTTATCCCCTATGTTTTTACAGCCTGTGTAACCATCAGTTGTATCGCCTATTAAAGTCTGATACATAAACCACCAATCAGCTTCTTTTCCTGTTGTCGCAATTTTTTCTATCTTTCCTGATGGTTTTTCTTTAGCCAATATACAAGGGATTGTTTTGAAATCCTTATCCATTGACCATATTATTTTTTTACCTTTTATTATTTTGTCAGATGTTGCTAAAATTCCTATTACATCATCTCCTTCCAGAAATGGTTTTTCATAAGTTTTATGATTCTCTAAAAAATAATTCCTTAAAAAATTATACAAAACAGGTTTTATAGTTTTTCTGTTTGCCTTATATGAAGGTAGTATCTTCTTTCTGAAATTATTTTTAGAATCACTTAAAGCTAGAATATAACCATCACACTTTGTTTTTGATAATAAACTGTTTATCTTTTTTTCAACATACTCAACAGCTTGTTTTTTATTACCATAAACCATAACTCGACATAAATAGTCAGGATTATCGATAGTTTCAATTTCTACAACTTCTTGCGATGCTTCAGCAGCTTTATATACTAAAACATCAGCATCTATAATCAATGTTTTAGACATTATTATTCCTCTTTATATCTATTCAAGTACATCATTGCTCTCTTAAGAAGTAATGTTTTTTCTTCAAAAAAACCTAAACCTTTATTACAGCTATCACACAATAAACCACGTATAACGCCTGTGTTGTGGTCGTGATCTACTGCTAACAGTTTATTATTTTCAGCAGGTTTTCCGCATATTGCACATACACCTTTTTGTTTATTAAATAACTCTAAATACTCATCAGGTGTAATATCGTATCTATTTTTCCACTTCCTATCTCTATCACATGTTTTGCATATAGCCTGTTTCGGGTAAAATTCAGAATCTTTGAGAACTTTACCACAATTTTTACATTTTTTTATGTTTTACTCCTAATAAGTCTAAATATGCTTGTACAGCTGGCTTCTTAGCCTCCGAATAGGTGTTACCCTGATTCATATAAAACCCGATTAAATAGTTATATAAATTTAATTTGTTATAACCATTTACTATTAAATCTTTTATTTTACCCATTACCTCCAAACCAATAACCAGTCCTAATAGTATAATTTACTATAAATGATTCTAACTTAGTTAAAACACACACATTAATAACGCATCCCCCTACAAGATAAGGTATAACTTTTGTTACTGCATAGCGGATTTTATTATGTATTATTACATCATTTTCTTTAATTAAAGAGTTTGTATAAAGAAAACGTGCTGTACTGTTTGGTATGATTTCAACCCTACATTTTATTATTTCTTTAGAAATTTCTTCACCATCATATAATGTATGAAGTAATGCAGTACCATTTAAATACTCTTTAATCTTCTTCCCCCTTTGCCTTGCGGATGATGTCGAGGATATCGTCGCAAATAACCAGGGTTGAACCTGCGTACTTAATGTGTGTTTTATCTAATGTTACAATCTTCTCAATCTCATCAAGGGCCTTGCGGTAGCAGTAACTATTTTTAATTGCACAATTTTGCTGTTTGCAATCTTTGTCACAATCTTTTTCATACGCTACACAAAATTGTGATTTTTGTAATTTCCTTATCTCTTCTAGATATCTTTGACATTCTTCAAGGATACTGTTTCTTTGCTTGAAATACTCCTCGCACTCTGCTGTTTTTCGTTGGAGTTGTTTGTATTCACAATTTGGGTATACATTACATCCACCTTTACAAAATATAATGCTACCGTGCCATTTATTACTTAATGGATACTTTTCACACCCGCTCACATCCACGCCGTCTATTATTATCTGTTCTTTATCTGTCATTCTCTGCCTCGCTTTCAAGCCATTGTTTAATTACTTGTTTGTATTCATTTACTGTTGTACCTAGATCAGCGCACAAATCCAGTCGCGGGCACATTTCGCAGCTTGTACAGTCGACAAAGAACTCCGCCATCTCATCAACGCTCATGGCTTTTATTCGTTCGTAGTTAGTTGTCATTGTTTAACTCTGCTTCCATTTCTGCAATTAGATTGTCAACATCTCCCATCAAGCCTGAGAAATCGTCATAAGCAATGGAATAACCGTTATCAAGCCTATCGGCATTTACAGCCTTACATTCTTCAAGTGCAATTTTTAGTTTAAAAAGCTTTGCTTTGAATATTAATTTTTTCATTGTTCACCTACTTTTATTAAATCAAATTTCACTTCTAATACAGGTTCATCAACTTTTAAATCTGTATGCATGCCATTGCCATGCCAGTAGGCGGCTTTGAATCGAGCTAATAAAAATCTTTCCTTGGCGCTATTTTTTGGATAACCACAAGCAAAACGGATAGTATCACCTCTTTTAAGTGGTCCTATTCTTTTTACCCAATATACTGTATCTCGTCTAAATTCTGATGTTTTCTCGCCTGTTTTTATTTTTTCAAACCACTCTTTTTTAAGATTAAATGTTAACATCACTCCACCACCTCTACGCCTAGGGTTTGTAGGATTCGTTTTACTAATATTCCTGCTGCAAACATTTCGTTATCATCAGCCTCCATTAGTTCTTTGATAGGGCCTTCTTGTGCATATATTTCTAGCACTTGCTTTATTGAGCAGTTGTCATTCTTTGAACAGCATTCAAACTTTGCACCGTCGTAATAACATCCGCCCCAGTGGTATGCAGGACAGTCTTTTACTATGTATTTAGTCATTATCCCTCCTATGATTAGTTGCTTTTATTTCGATATCTGTGTTATGGAAAAAATCAATATCAATTAATTTTGTTGATTCGGAAAACACATGTTTTGTATACTCCCCTGCTCCTGCAACCTCATATAGCGGAAAGTTTTTGTATGGAGTAAGTTTAAGCTTATATACAACGAAATGTAGGCTTCCATCATCAGATTTTATACTGGCTTTTAACTGGTAATTGCCTGATATCCCTTTTATTGCGTTATTCTCTGTTTGGAAGAAAACATCTAGTGATAATATTTTTCCCACTTCTAAAAAGCCACCATCAGGAACATCCATTGTATACGTTATAAAAAGCTTTTCTACATCGGGTAAATCTATGCAGTCAGAACATCTATACTCTTTGTCTGAATCAGTTTTAACCTTAAAAAGTTTGAGATTATCAATTTTGAAATTTTTGTTAATATCTTTAATCATCTTCCAAAATCCTCTTTACTTCTGATTTATCGAGTTGATTTTTCTTAATTAAGCCTAAAGCCATTTCCGCTAAAGCAAGTTCAAAATGTTCATTGCAACTCCGGATTGGATAATCTTTTAAAGAATAACGAACACTCATAAGATACTCATGCGCGCTTGTTTCTAGTATCCCTAAACCGAAATTGTCACTCCCCGACAGCAACTTAATCAACTCCAGCTGCTTGGCGGGGGTGAATGGTTTTGAACACTCCACCCCTGCTGCTTTCATTAACTCTTCTATGTGGTTAGTCATTTGTTAGCCTTTCATTATCTGTTCAAAAATGTACTTGCCGATTTCAGGTTTTACACAATTTCTTAAAATTTTCCGTTTCAAGTTTGATTTAATTTTGTATGAAGATAAATCAAACCCGAAAATCTTTTCCATTTTTTTATTTTTATCTTTTACATTAGTAAAGGTTCGTACCGTCTCAGGAACAAGAATAAAATCGCTGCTCCAAAAATAATGCCTGTCAGATTTAAAAGTAGGCGGTATTAACGGTTCATAATATGGTTTTACATTTTCGATAACCCATTTGCCTTTAAAGAATTTTTGCAAAAATATAATTTCTTGATAAAGATTCATATCAGGATACCTCAAGCGCTCCGGTATATGCCAGTTGTAAAAATTCAACTTACTATGGCTAATACAGGGAGGGCTTGCCCAGATAAAAACAAAATCTCTAAAATGCTGCCTTAAATATTCGTGGGCATCGCCGACAATTACTGTATCATTAGGGTATAAATCCTGATAGATTTTAGCTATATCGGGGTTAATTTCAACCGCCGTAATGTCGTGGTCATCACCCCAGAGTTTTCTGTTGCCACCTATACCTGCATAGAGGTTAAGTATTTTTAACTTACTCATACACCCACTCTGCCTCTCTGATTGATTGTTTAACCTCTTTTGTGATTGAAAGCTGTGTCCTCTCTAGCTTAATAATTAAACACTCTATAAAATCCTTTATTGTTTTCATTGTAAACTCGTGTACTACGAAATACCCGACCGTCCGTGTTCCGTTATTCACGATAGGCAAATTAAACAGCCTTACAAAATTCTCCGGCTTGGTGAAGTCGGGGTAGTCTCTTACGACTTTTGTTATTTTTAATACCCCTGTTTTAAATATTTCAGAACGAGCTACTATATCTTCTTTTGTAGTTTCATATTCTACATGCATAAATTTTAAAAAATATCTGATTTTAGGCTCAATCTCGCACAGCTCGCATAGCTGTTTTGATAAGTCTTTAGTCATTTCATTGCCTTTCTAATGTGTTTCTGCCCAATTATTCCCAACTTTTACCTCTCCATCTAAAGGGCATCTGAGTTTAAAATACTCACCGGCTTTTCTGATTGCTTCTACTGCCATTACTTTGTATTCTTCAACCAACTCAGGCTTTACTTCTGCTTGGTATTCATCATGGTAATGAATTAAAAAAGCATAATCTCTACCAAATACCCAACCCTTTTCTTGGAGCATATCTTCTAAGATACAATATGCCTTTTTCATACATATAATGCCTGCACTTTGAAGCAATGTGTTTGGTGCCGAATATCCTCTCCTAACCTTCAAAATACTCCCATCTAAGGCTTTTAAAATTCCTGTTTTTCTAACTTTTTTCTTTATAGAAATGATGAGATGATTTAATTTTGGCAATGATTTAAGGAATTTTTGTTTTATAGCTTTCCCTTCTTTCTTACCGCCACCAATAATAGAACCTATTTTTTCATTACCTGCACCATATAAAAAGCCATAAATAAATGTCTTTGCATCAGCTCTGGTATGAAGTCCTGCTGCTTTTTGGTTTTTTGTGTGTATATCCCCATTCAGAATCTCATGTATATAATCATCATCTTTCATATAATGCGCTAAACATCTAAGTTCTAGCCCTGAAGCATCACAACCAACCAGCATAAAGCCTTTTCTTGCGATAAAAAGTTCTCTGCATTCTTTTCCAAACCCTCCTTCAAGACCTTCTAAAACTTTACCATTTTTATCCTTTTCCACAGCCGGAACATTGGCTATAATCCTATGAGTACACCGCCTTGTAACAGCACCCAATGTATCCATTTCTCCATAAACTATCCCATTTTTCTCCACTTTTAACCATGCTTTATCACCCGATTCTACGTAACCAAGAATTTTTTTGATTTTATTATAGTCTTTTAAAAGCGGTGCAAAAGGATATGTCATTTTTTCAATAGCCGCATCATCAAGTTTAGGATTCCCTTTATCAGTAAAAGAGGTTGGTTTCCAGCCATATCTCTTAACTAAAGACCTAATTAACATAGCATTTGAGTTTAAATTAAATGGTATGACTTTTCTTTTTATTACTGGTTTACCTGCAATATAACTCTTGGTCTTATTATTTCTTTTAGGAACAAAAACCTCTTCTTTTATCTCATCATCAAAATATTTTGAAAGCTGTGGCTCTAATCGGGCTTTTTCTTCTGTAAGATACGCTGCAAAATCTATTGCTTTTTGTTTATCAAAACAAAACCCATACCTTTCCTGACGTGCTATAAGTTTTGCGAACTGTTGTTCAAGTTCAACAGCTTCATTAGAAATATCTTCTGATTTCAGCAGGTCAAATAGTTTTTTAGTAACCATAACATCCTGCTCACAGTACCTCTGCATATCAGATGTCCATTCAGCCCAACAATCTTCTTGTTCATTATAAGTTCCTTTCAGTTCTCCTAACCTGTAACCCCACGCTTTTAAAGAGTACTTGCCTCTGATTTTAACCGGATATTTACCTTTTCTTATATATCTGTCATCTATTTCTCCTATATCAGGATATGCCAGTTTTGACACCAGTAAAGTATCAAAGATTTTACCCTTTGGTTTAAAAGAAGGATAGAGTTTTTGTATAGCTGGGATATCAAATTTCACAATATTGTGTCCAGCTATTTCGTCTGCATCCTGAAGCATTGATATCCCTGTCTCTATTGCTAAATATTTACCGTCTGTTATATTATTTTTTAAATTTTTACAATTTAAAACCTGTTGAGTTTCCGTATCATAAATAACAAGGCAATGTATTTTAGTTAAATCAGGTAGAAGTCCATTTGTTTCTAAATCAAATATTAGAGTCATTCCTGTACCTCACATCCTTCAAACCAACCACATTGATAGCACACAGGTAAATGGTGTTCGTAAGCTAAAGGATAACCACATACAGGACATAATGAATCACTGTTTTTATATCCTTCATCTTCACCTTCCATATCCTGTACGGTTTTAATATCCTCTTCTAACTGGTGTCTCATTTATTTCTCCTTTTAGTTAAAAAATACGTGGACTTCTTTGTAAGAATTGTAATCTTTAACAAATCCTCCAAAATGTCTAACAGTTTTGTCTGTTAAAGACCTGTTATCACAAGCAGTGATTAATTCATCATCAGAGAGCTTACCTTTCAAAATTCGAATTTTGAAAATATGTGTATCAGGGATTATTTTATGATCTAGTATTTCAAACTGTATTGTTTTATCTTCATTAGAAATCATTTGTATCCTCTTCAAAATCTTCTAAATCATCAGCAGATTCTTGTTGTACAGCTTGTATAACTCTACCTGTTTCAGGTATAAAATTAAGGTTGATAACTTCACCGTCAGCTTCTCCTGTATACCTGTCTTTCAAAAACCTCAATCTGATTTTATTTCGTACATTTCTATCAGCTGCATTTTTATTACGCTCAATGCCTATACAGTAATTTGCATATTGTTTTAAAGCCCCTGCTCCATAAAAATCATCCAGATGGATTCTCGCACCTTCTTCAAAAGACTTTGTATTCACTGTTGTTTTTCTCAAATGCGTACAAACAATTAAAAAACAATCAAGTTCTTGTATAAGTGTGTTTAAATCACTGATGATTTTATCGGCAGCGGCTATTTTATCTTTGACTGAAAGAGCATCCAGAACAACTTTTATATGATCAAAAATAATAAACTTACACCCGTAAGATTTAACCATTATTCTTATCATTGAACATATAATGTCAAAATCTTTTGAGCCTTTTGAATCATATATAAAAACTCTATTTGTACCTATTGTGTTATCAAAAGCTTCTCTTCTGTCTTTCTCTGATACAAACACATCAGGTTTATGAAGACACTTATTTAGATATTTACTCATAAAGTCTAATGTTACTTTTGTTCTTGTATCTTCAAGCCTGATAATGCCTACATTATGCTTTTGATTCACTGCTAATTCATAAGCTATTTCTGTAATTATAGAAGTTTTTCCTATACCTGTTCCTGCGGCAATAGCAAGCATTTCTGATGTGCGAATACCGTATGTAAGTTCTGTTAAGCGTTCCCATGGATAGTTAAAACCATATTCAACAGGTTTTGTTACTTCATCCCACAGCTCTTCACCAAATGCTATACCATCAGGTCTGTATGGTGTGGCATTGTAAATAGCTTTTATAACGTCTGATATCTTACCTTTTTTAAGGCATTCATTAGCATCTTTTTCAGGTAAGCTTGCTATTTTAACTTTACCTACGGTTATTAACGGCGCACATTCTTTTACTGCTTTTTGTCCTGCTTCATCCATATCAAACATCAGGATAACTTCGCTAAACTGTTCAACAAATTTTAAATCGTGTTGAATAGCTTTTTTAGCACCCTGTGCTCCATTAGGTATAGATACAACAGGGAAGCCGCCGTTTATCTGATAAACACTGAGACAGTCTATCTCTCCTTCTGTTATAATCAGTTTTTTAGATTCGCCTTTAAACAGATGTTTTCCATACAAAATAGGCTGAAAATCCCCGATAATTGTAAAAGTTTTATCGGGGAATCTTAATTTTTGAAAAACCGGTATACCGTCTAAGTCTTTATAAGTAGCTATTTGTACAGGCTGTCCTTTATACTCTCCGCTATTGTATTTGTATTTTGTACAGGTATCTTTATTCAAACCTCTATGAGGAATGGCTCTTGAATACCCTTTTACAAAATCAGAGGGAGTTTTTATATCTTCCTGCCCATTTTTTGAAGGAGTGAATTTCTCACAACTAAAACAGTATGTTGAGCCGTCATCATTTATCATCAAAGCATCAGAAGAACCACAGTCAGGACATGGTTGATGTGATTGTGTCATTATACTTAATTTCCTTTCATAAGAAAAAGCGGTGTAATTTCTACACCGCTAAATATAACCTTGGAGTATAAGTAATTATTCATTAAACCATTCATCAGGAATCAACTTATCAGCAAATTTGAAACCATTTTTAATACACCAGTCTGCATAAGTTGTTTTTGATTTTTTAGACAGTTTAGCTTTTGAGTTGTTAAAAACAAACCTTAAATCCATATCAGGGTATTGTTTTTTTATCAAAAGATGTTTTCTTCTGTCTTTTGGTAAAAATCTTCCTTTAGTTTCAATGGTGATGTTATTAGGAAGTACAAAATCAGGGTGGTATTTATGCACCATAGGATCAATATAATCCAAAACAGCGGTTTCATATTGCACTTTGAATCCTTTATCTGAAATTTGTTTTGCAATTTTTTCCTCCAGCCCTGATTTATAACCCTCTTTGATTCCTTTATAATTTTTAGAAGTCGGCTTCTTCATCATCCTCTTCTGTTTCTTCATTGCCCTCTTCTGCTTTATCTTCAGAAGCAGTAAAGGTGTAGCCATCTTCAACACTAAACTCAGAAGCTATTTCCTCATCTGATACACCACCATATTCAACAAGCTTTAGAAGCTGTACTGCAATAGGAGTCAAAGTAACAAGAGCTTTACCACCTATTTCACAGCAAGTAATACGAAGCATACATCTAACTTCTGAACCTTCACCAATACCTGATATTTTATTTGTTACATCCTGAAGTTGTGAATCAATGACTTTTATTGAACCCTTTTTTACATCTTTTTTAAGTTTAACTTCATATTCTCCTGATTTATCAGCAACAAAATCACCTGTTTCTTCATCAATTTTACCTTTAGGTTTTATTTTACAGATGTCTCCGTTAGGAAGGTTTTTTCCTTTTTTCTTTTTATATTCTTTTCTGAACTCATTCCTTACATTTTCCATTTCGGCTATTAAAGCTTCACCATCTTCTTTACAGATAGTAACAGTGGCTTTGTATTCTTTTTCTTCTGATTTATATTTTTTTGCAGGTGATGTGATAAAAGCATAAGCCCCTACAATACCTTTACCTGTTGTGTAAGTGTTTTTTGACATTTTGTATTCTCCTATAACTTAAACATTCCATTCTGATTTAAAATATTGTGAGACAGCGTTAAACTCCACAACATTTTTGTTATTTCTTGAATCTTCAATAATATTGTCTGCTACGTTCAATGCTTCCACAGGTCTTATACCATATCTTTCATACAAAAGAACCATTAAAGCCGCTATACCTAAAAACTGCTCCGGTATTGTATAATTTTGCAGTACATTCATTATGGTTGTACAGACAAGTGCTACCTTTTTAGCGTTAGCGCAGCACATATTACGGTAAATTAATTCCTGTGAAGCTCCTGAAACTACTATTTTATCTTCATCAAACATTTATTTCCTCTTAATTAAAAAAGTAATCACTTTTTAAAACCTCTTTTATATCTAAATTTCCTTTTTGTGGTAAATCTTTAACCTCTTCGCCTGTTATATCTTCAATGAACTTTTCTAAAACACACTTTTCATTTGCTTGGGTATCGTATATTTCTACAAAAGCTTCTCTTAAAAGCTTTTGTGTTAAAGAAGTATGGCAAGATAAAGTACCATAGCTGTCATGTACAGCGCCAAAACTTTCTATGCCCTGTTCTTTTGCTTTGTTCAAAAACTTCATTAAACAAGCAGCATCTATACTATGAATAAAGTTAGGACAGATACCGTTAGTTTGTTTTTGTAGGCTCAATTTTTCATCTTTTGAAGGTAACATTACATTGAGCTTATAAATACTGCCATATAGCTCTGTCCTTATTTTTGAAAATGTCGTATTTTTGTAAGCTTGATGGATTAACAAGCCACAAGGTGTTACCCATTCTATTGGTTTATCTTTATGCCCTTTGAGTTTGTGCCTTATGTATTCCATACCAACTATGGCACTTTTTAAAGTTTCTTCAATAGCTTCCCACAAAACATTTGACAGCCATCTACTAGCTTTAAAAATTGTTGTGTGCGGGTCTTTACCTATACAGTCAAAATGTTCATAAAGAAAACCTAAACTGTAATTATCAGTTAAATATTCTTCAATATATGCTCTACAACTTAACTTAGTTCCTCCGTAAGGCAAAACCATAACAGGTCTTTTGGTTAATTTCCTGTTTATACCAAGTTCCAACCAACGTGAAGCAAGGCGCCTGTTATTATCGTTGGTATTACCGCTGTTACTAGACATATCAATACTAGAATTAATAATTTGATTAAGTTTTTCATTTAATTTCTCCGCAACTTTCTCATATATATCTGAAGGTTTCTCTGTATTTATGAGATTGACTGCTTTTCCTGCAATCTCATCTCTTAATAGAGCAGAATAATGCTGTAAGCCGTTACAAGTACCGTCCACATAAACAGGTAGATAAGTAACAGCATCAAGGCCATTTTGTTTGTAGTTGAGATATTCGAAACAAAATGCAAGAAACTGAAACGGTTTATCTGCCTCTGCCCATCCTTGATTTTCATACGGATTTTCAGCATAGCTTAATATCTCTGGTTCGTGTTCTTTTACCCATTTTATCCTTTCATCATAGCTTATTTTGTCTTCACCAAAGGTGTTAGCTCCGTGTATCATTAACCAGTTAACAGCATCTTGATTTTCTAATTTTTCTCCCTTACCAAACAGCAACAAGCCTTTTGCAAGGTCATTGCCTTGAGGCTGTAACAATGCAGGTATAGGATAAATACGGCCTCTGAAATCTAGCTGGTAAGGAAACCAGATACTTTCATACTTACTAAATCTTTGAGCCAGTTGAATAATTTGAGCTGTAAGTAATCTGATTGATCTAGATTGTATGTTTTGTTTATAAGCAGCCACAGCCTCATTTTTCCACTTTCTGATAATTTGTTTTTGTTCTTCTGTTCTGTTGTTTTTATCTAAATTAGGATAAGGAAAAGGTGGAGGCTCTATGTTTTCTCTATCAGGGAGACCACCAATATTAATACCTTTTTCCCATAAATCAACAACTGTATTTAAAACTTTATGATTGATTTTCCAAGGAGTTGACTGAATAATATTTACTGCACTGTAAACCTCAGGCATGTGTATCTTATCCAGTGTTTTTAAATAAACCCTATCAGGATTTTTAACAAACTTATTCTTTACCAGATACGGCGAGATATAACCACCTGAATATACACCTGTCCATTCTCTAGGCTTACAAACCATAGGTAAAAAGAAAGGGTGTAACACTTCAAGAAAGTTGTTTGTTTTTTCAATCCATTGCAACGTCTCTGCTTTTGCTACAACAAATATTTTTATTTTGCCTTTTTCATATACTTTATGAAACTCTATCAATTTGGTACTTTGTCTAAAAAGTTCTAACAAAATAAAACCGAGTCTATACACAGTACGTGAATCAATGCCTTTATAATCTGCTTCAAATTTTTTATTATAGCTTATACTTAAAGCTTTGCATTTCCAATCAATACGTGCGTTACGTTTTTTTAATTCTTCCATAACAGCATCATAATAATCAGAATTAATCTTTTTAAACAAATTTAGTTTTACTTCATTTTCTAGAGCTTCGATTATCTTTTCCGCTATTTTTTGTCTGTTTATCTCTTTATAAAGAGAATTAAAGATTATCTTCATAGACACATAAGCAATTTGTTCCACTGTCAGTGTTTCAAGCAGTTGCACTAAAGCTTTAGCTGCTGAAGCTGACACTGTTTTACCTGTCATATATCGTTCTTGATATTTTTTTATTGCCTGCACATACGGTACAAGTGCTTTATTCAAAAGCCGCTGTACCGATTGTGTGCAAGATAAATTATCATTCTCTTTAGCTTCATTAAATAATCTTCTGTAATTTTCCTGTGTTTTTAGAGTAATTTCTTTTTCTAATTCTATTTGTTGCGCAATTAAATCTTCATTATTTTTTACCATAGGCATCTATATTCTTTTTAAAAACATCTCTTAATGGTTGCGCTTTAAAAACAGGTTTAGCTGTACAACTGCAAGATAAAACTGTTTCTCTTGTGTTAGTTCTTATTCCAGTCACTGTGGGATATGTTTTTCTCATTTTTAAAAAACCATATGGCTTTACATTATCCCGTAAGCTTAGTGTGGAATTAATTGTATCTATTAATTGATTTATCATCATTTCAAATCTCCTAAAAAGAAAAGAATAGCAAATATTAAGTAAGGTAGGTATGAAAGAAAGGAGTTGAAAAAATTCTTAATACCTGCTATTCTAAAAATGTATTGTATTATTTTGTTTTATTATTTTTATTAATTTCTCCACTCGTCCATTCGATTACGCCACCATATAGCAATACTGCACGGTTGGTAACGGATATGATCATCACCTGTTGAATGAAGCTGGTGTCAGGCTTGTACTCTAGCCAAAACGAGTATAGTCCTACTATAATCTCTCTGTAATTTCCAAGATTTTAAAGTATTAAGCTGTATGCTTGAATACTTCTCCATCTTTATCTTCAATAATCTGAAAATATTTATAAAATTCTTCTTCTGTGATATGTATGTTTTTTATAGACTTTTTATACATATACTGAAGTCTAAACCCTTTGTTATTTCTATCCCTTATACCGTTATAGGTGTATTTAGATCTGAACGGATAACCGGATTGTGAAATAAAACTGCTCTTTACCTGTAAAAGCATTACATACCTTTTATTACAGGTAATATAGGAATTTCATTGTCTTTTGCCACTGCCACTTGCTCAAGCATTTGTTTTGTATGCTTATCAAGTGTGTGGCATGCTGTACCATAGCCAAGACCAAAGACCAGTAGTGTAAATACTATTCCTGAAATAAATTGTTTCATTGTCTGTAATCCTCTAATTCTTCCGTTGTGTTGTAAATGTATAGATTTCTGTTATAATATATTTGAGATTTGATATATTATCGTAAAATCTGTAACCATATTTACATATTAACAGATTTTCTGATAATAGTCAAGTGTTATTTCTGATATTTGTATAATTGTTTTTAAAACAATAGGTTGGGAAATGAGTACACAAGGTAAAAGATTTGCAGAAGTAAGAAAAAATATACTTAAAATGAGTCAACAAGCACTAGCTAAATACTGTAATGTGCCTCAATCTGTAATTTCTTCTATTGAAACAGATACTTTACAACGCATAGACCCTGCAATATTAAGAAAAATAGCTGAAAAATTCAATATTGATATATCTTATATTATTATTGGAAAATCTGATAAAACGAAAAACTGTAATAATAATGCAATAGCTGTTCCTTTTTACAATGCTCCTGTTGCAGCTGGTAAAGGTGAGGAAATCATAGAAAGTCCTAGTATAGACAGTATTTATTTTGATAAACGCTGGCTTGAAAATGTTTTATGTGTAAACCCTGGAAAATTATTTTTAGTATATGCTAAAGGTGATAGCATGGATAGTGGGTTTCATCTTCCTAATGATATACATGATGGTGATTTACTGCTTGTTGATTCAAGTACTCTTGATGGAAATGGTAAAACATTTGTAATTCTGGTAAATAATCAAGAATTAAGAGTTAAAAGACTTTTTAAAAAGTTAGATGGTACTTTAATAATATCCTCAAGTAACAACAAATATAAAGAAGAAAAATATATACCTAATGAAACAAACGAAATAGAAATAAAAGTGTTAGGACGTGTTGTATGGAACGGTTCAAAAGAAAATATTTAACAGCTTTATTATGTTTATTGTTCACAATTAAACCTTGTTTTGCGGAAGTTAAAAAAATCAGATGCACTATACAAGGCACAAAAGATGCTTACTCTACTGGTTTTTGGGGTACATATTTAGGCCAGTATAATGTACAAGATACGCTGGATTATTATATTGATGATACCAATAAAACTATATTAACAGGTAGTAGCAAATATAAATTAAAAACAACTGGATTTACCAGAAATGATATTTTTGTAGAACATTTATTTGAATTACCTGATATTAAACAGCTTCAAAAAATACATATAGATAGAGTGAATGGTACAATTGAATACCATGCAAACACTCAAATAAAATCTAAAAAAATTATGGATAGCATTTATGCTACAGGGTCTTGTGTACCAATAACAAATAAAAATAAATTTTAAAAACATTAAGAAATTGTTAAGTTTTTTACATCTTGACAAGCTATATGCTAAAATACGATGGTTACCAGCTCGTGTAGGTAACAAAGCTTAAAAAAGATTCCTTAAAGCTTAACATAAGCTTCTTAAGGTTAAATAAGCTTCGCTTAGCTTAACAAAAAGAATTTATATGTTGTTATGGTTATGAAATATAACAAATAACAATGAATAAAGATTTTTAAATTTTTAGTTATTGTTTATTAGTTTTTATAAAATAACAAATAAATTAACAAAAAGATTAAAACTTAGATTCTATAAGCTTTTTAAGCTTATTTAAAACTTCAATATGTCTTAAACTCAATAATATTAACAAAAAACTTTACCTGTAAGATTTTTTTAAGCTATATAAGGTTTTATAACCTATAAATTAACACTCCTATTATATATAATGTTATTAGTGATTCTTTAAAGATTCTTTAAGTATTTATAAGTACTTATATAAGATTCTTATAAGATTAATTAAAGATTAACAATAGATTAATTAAAGATTCTTATACATATATCATATTACTTTATATATCATATATAGTATGTAATGTATGTAGTTAGTTTATTGTTATTTATTCAGTATATTTATCAATAGTAGCTATGGCATCTTCTAGATCTTGGTTTCTTAAATGTCCATAAATTTTATCTGTTATGGTTATGTCTTTATGTCCTAAAAGTTTAGATACTTTATATATTGGTACTCCGTTTTGTAGTAGTCTACTAGCAAAGGTATGTCTTAAAGAGTGGAAGGTAATATGTTTAAATCCCAGTTCTTTTACTGCTGTTTCATTGAATTGATATGAAATCTTAGGTTTGTTTAAAAGTTCAAAATATCCATATTGTTTGATAATTTGTATTTGGTTGTTCACTCTTTTAGTCATAGGTATTGATCTTGGTGTATTGTTTTTATTTATCCATACTCTGATATAGTTACCATCAATACTATCTTCATTAATACGAAGTAATTCAGACATTCTCATCCCTGTATCTAAGCCAATAATGATAATAGCTTTCATAAGAAGTTTTATTATTTGTTTTTCTTTAGATAATTTTATTTCATCTTCAGGTGTTAAAGTGAAATACTGTAATAGTTGCGTTTCTTGTTCAGGTAATACAAAAGACAACTGTTCAGGTTCTTCAGTAAGCATTTTAAACTTTGGTCTAGCCGGTATTAATCCTCTATCAGCTGCATAGGTTAGACAGCTTCCTAAGGTTTTTAGTTTCCTGTTTATTGTGCTTGCTGTATTTCCTTTATCTTGCCATATTTTTAACAAATAATCATAGGTATTGTAGTTTATTTGTTTAATTGGTGTATTACCAATTAAAGATACAAGTTCATTGAGTATAGTTCTGTTCATTGGTGATTTTTTGTTACTAAAGTATTCTTTTAGTACGATATCTGCTAATTTATTGAATTTCATTTGCTTTTACCTTTATTGTTGTGTTATGTGCTGTAAAGATATAGGATTTTAAATCCTTATTGTATTGTAAATAGATATAATCTTCTTTTGTGGCTTGCAACCCTTTAATGAGTTCTTTCCTATCCAACGCAATCATTTTATTATCAGGGTTATAGACTTTATCATAGTTAAAATCATTGAATTGGATGTTGTCCTGTGATACATCTTGTTTTATTCTTTGTCCTGTAACAGTATCCATTACAATTAACCAGTGCATTACAGTATCATAAGCAAGTATTAATTTATGACCTTTTGGAATTCTTGCAACAGTGTCCATAAACTGTGGATTCAGTCTATGACTGTGCGACAGTGATACCGGACAGCCTGCATCACTTAAGTGACATGACTTTTTGACCTGCATTGAATCTGAGCATGATAGCAGAGCCATGAAGCGATTTTGTTTTGAAATGATATGATTGTACCTTTTTAGCCTTAAACATGTCTTCATCATGCTGCTAATGGTCTCAGAATTAACATAATAATAAACTGTATAAAAACTTGTCATTGGTAAATATTTATTTAAAAAGTTTTCATGCTGTATTTTTAATTCGGGTCTTAATGTAAAGACATTGTTAAAGTATGTTTTTATTTGTTCTTGCATTGGTTTGTATCTCTTTTATTAATATACACATGTTTTTAAATATTCCCTAACTTTTTTTAATGCTTTTTGATAAATTTCTAATCTTGTTAAATTACCATTAAATATTAAAAAACTTTTTAATATTTTAGCTTTATAAGTGAATAAGTTTACTTGGAATACATTTTCTTTTTCATAATATGTAATACTAGCTTTTAAGCGTCTACCATAATAAAAAAATTCATAATTATTAATTTTTATATGTTCTATATTCATTTTTAAAAACTCCTATTTATTATCAAAGCTCTTCATAACTTGTAAGGCTTGATAATCTATTTTTCTTTGTTGTAACTCTTTGATTGCTTGCTGCATTAGATAATGCTTTTTATAAACATATTTACGTTTAATGTTTTCTATGAGCCGGAGTAAGTTAATTGTCATTTGTGTTACTCCTCTAAAAAGCCTGTATAATAATACCAACTAAATTATCATTATAGTTGTATGCTTCAATCACTGTAGTATTGTCATTTAACCATTCAATAAAATCATTTTGATTGATGTCATCCCATGATTCACTTTCCTCATTATATGAGTAGCTATATTCGTTGTATAAATCCTCATAGCTTTCATACTCTGTAAAATCACAGCAAAGAGCTATAACCTCAACTTTAAAATCCTCACCAATATCATCACTCAAATCATCTAAATAATTATAAAGTGCATCAAAGCCAGAATAACTAAATTGGTCACCTCGTCCACATGCTTTAAAAAGCTCTCCAAGTTGATAACCATTGTCAATTGTAGTAACTAATGCCATTGTTGTTAGTTCCTTTCATATTATAGTAACGTGTGCTATAATAAAGATGGAAAGTTAGTTCCTTTCCTGCCTGATTGCTATTGCCGTAGCTTTCAGGCTTCTTTATTATATTAATTTGTTTGTTGTTTATTGATTAAATCGTTGTTTTTCTGTTGTTTATACTCGTTTCTTTCGAGTCATTTAATCAACTCACATTATCATTATAAATTATAAAAATATATTTGTCAATCCCTTTGATTTGTATTTTGCAAAAGTTCATGAAAATAAAAAAAATATATCACCGCAGAAAAGTGATGATATATTTTAAAAATATTATATTTCCATTTTTTGTTATCCCTATAAGGGATGATAAATTTATTAATATAATTGATTCACGGGCTATTTTCCACCATATTTTACCTTTAATGGGGGAATTTACCAAACTTAAAATCGTTATTTAACCCTTCACAATTTTCTACTAGATTTTTCATGTTTACCAAGTCTCACACCACATATCTAAATTGGGATTGACCAATTCTTGTTCATCCATTTCTTCTAAAAAATGATTAATTTCAGCTTCAAAAGCTTCTTCTTTTCTAAGCCTTATTTCTTCCTCGATATCTATTGCCATGTGCTCTGTCCAATAGGATACAGCACCTGCTAATGCGTCGAGTTTATCATCGTGCTTTAAACAGCCTTTGTCTCTTGTAATGCGTGTTAGTTGGTAAAACAATTGATAGTGTAGTTGTTGTTCTTGAGGGTATGCCCTTGTGCTTTCAACGTCTTTCTTAATCAGAGCTTTATTTACAATAAGTTTATGCTGGTTTAGCGGAGGTTCTAAAGTATCTATTATTCTTTGTTCTTTTTGCATATGGCTTCTTACTTCATTTATAGTGCAGGGATAGATACGCCTTACTACAGGCTCAAAGATTTTAGTAAACATACCATCACCAAAGTTACTTTCTATAACTATTTCGGTAACTTTATAGTTGTAAGCTTTCATAGCTAATGCTTTAAGAGTTTTTTCATCATATCCACCACGATAACCATCACAATCCAATAAGAATAATTGAGAGTTCAACATCCCGACTATTGCATAGGATGTCTCGTCCTGTCCTCTACCTGAAGGATCTATAAACATAACTATACCTGTATATGGTAACCATACATCAGAGATAAACAAAGGCTTGTAAAATCTATCAGACCCCATACCTACAGATAGAACATCTTCTAAAATATGTGAGGAATCAGAAGCATAGGCTACTTTTTCAGGTGCTTTATCTTTATCTAAATCCATCACTATTAAATCAGAGAGTTTTAATGGGTACTTTTCCATATCTGATAAAGAAGGATCTAACATAAACTGCATTTGAAACTTAGACCTACCCATTTTCATCTCTCTTTCAAGTAGGTTTTCTTCACTAAAGCGTAAAGGCTCTGTGGGATGTCCTTTTAGTACATCAGATATACAAAAAGGAGCTAACGAACCATCATAACGAATTGATTGTTCTTTGGTTAAATACCGACAAGTCCATATTTTACGCACGTAACCACGTTGTTTGAGTTTTTTATATAATGAATCTTCAGCGTGGGGTGTACCAAGATAAACAATTTCACCACCAGTAGTTACTATGTTGTCAAATTCTGTTACTGCGTTGTTAATTCTTTCTCTCATTTCCTGACTTCTACAGTTTTCAGAGGTTTCAATATCATCAGGGATGATTATTGTTGCTCTGCACCCTGTAAGCTGTCCTGAAACTCCTAAAACTTTAACAGAAGGAGCTACAGAAGGAGTACAGCCTGCAACATCAAAAGAGGTAATAGCATCTCTGTCATCATTCTTTGTGTTAGGTACTAAATGTTTTAGCTCATCTACTTCTGTTAAAAGTCTTTTTATGAATTTAGCTATTTCTTTAGCTTTTTCTAATGAAGCAGATACAATCAAAATCTTTTCATCAGGATTTAAATACAGCCTAAAGCATACATATGCAGCAGTAATATAGGTTTTACCTATACCTCTAAAGGCTTGTATTATTTTATTTTTTATATCTTTTTGTAAGAAATCAGCTATATCATATTGAATAGGAGTAGGATCAGGGAGGTTTATTGTTTTCCAGCAAATGTAGAGAAAGTTTTTAAAGTTTGTAATTTTCTTTCTCATAATATATGGTTGTTATTTTATTCTTTTTATAGGAGCAATATCCTCAAATTCTTCATCTTGTTCATCAAAAGGAAGTTTGGCCGTTAAGTTTTTTGTTGGCTCATGTGTTTCAGAATTAACCCCTATATCTCTTTCAATAATAAAATCCTTAATTACTTTTAATTCTTTATCTGTGATTACATCAGAATCTAATTTATTTAAAAATTGTTGTATAAGAGCATCATATAATTGTTGTTCTAAATCTTTATTAGACATATTTAATTCTTTTCTTTAAATTTAGTCATTAAGTATCTGTATTCTCTTTTATCTTGTTTAGAAAAATAACCAATATACATATCAGTTATTTCAAATATTTCTTCAGCAATATTAGTGGCTTTTTTATAATTTCTTTTATCTTTAATAATTTCAGTCTCTGATTGTTTTTCTTTAACTGTACTAAAGTAATTGAAGATACTTTTTGTAGTATCTCCAATGGCTTTAGAAACAGTGGTTACTAATGTCATCCACATATTATTTTTTAGCTTCTATTTGTTTTACATTCTTTTCATCTTCTATGACTAGAACCAGTTCTTCTATAGCAAACCCTAGTTCTGCAATAGTCACACCTAATGCTGTAATCTTATCTTGCAAAGCTTGAGAGATTTTTACACCAAAAGCTTTTAACATAGTCATTACAACGTTATATGTAGATTCTTTAGATAAATAATTTAAAATTACATTAATATATTCCATAATTTTTTCTCCTTTGTTATAAGTTAATCAAGTTTATTTAAATACCATCTGATTTTGCTTCTTATAAACCCGCCGACTTCGTTGCGTTTTACGAGAGGGTACGGGGGCAGATAGATAATGTCTATCTTTCCGTGAGAGGTAGTGTCGGGGTGGTTTATTCCAAACTCGTAGTGTGTCCAAACGTTTTCAACGGGTATGTTGTATTTTTTGCAAAGCTCGGCACAGAGCTTGAAACACGCCTCAAGTTGAACGGGTGTTATAGGATAGTTGCCGCAAGAAGCAGCAGAGTTGAAGCCAGCCATAGCGCACATACTGACGCCGATTGCGCCTGTATTGCCGCCTCCTGTGTGTGCAGCATATTTGCCATCGTTGCAATTTTCGTTATCTTCGGGTTTGAATTTTCCATTGTGTTTTTTACCTTCACCGTCAATTAAAAAGTGGTAGTGTTCAAGGTCTGTTGTGTTTGGTTGATAGGTTCCTGCTGTCCAGTGGATGATTATTTTGTTCATCAATGACCTCTCTCTGCCTGTTCAATACGTCTTTCTATTAGTTCGGTGACTTTATCAATTTTCATATCGAGTTTCTCATCGAGCTTCTGAATTGATTCCGTAACCGTTTTTAATGTTCCGTCAATGTGTTTTGTGCAGCTATCACAAGATTTTTCAGATACATAGTGTTCTGAAATGTATTCAATCAGCTGTGATTTAAGTTCTGCAAGCTGTTTTGGTGTTGCAAAGACTTTGTAAGCTGCTGCAAAAGCTATCACAACTATGATTGACGGCGCATATTCGATAAATTTTTCCATTATTCAATCTCTCCTGCAGTGTCTTCCTGAACCTCTTGAACACCGGTATCGGGTGCGGTTTTGTCGGGTTTATTCTCATGTTCCTCCTCAACATCCGAGGAATCCTCGGTTGTTTCTTCTGTTGGTTCTTCAGGTGTTTCTGGCTCTTGAATTACAGGTACATTGTCATAATCAATCACAATTGCATTGACTTCTTCAGCAGTGGTGCACGCTTCAATCATTGATTTGTATGTCATATAGTCTTGTACCCACAGTTTTTGAGCACGTGCAACTATAGCGAAGTAAACGGCCTGTGCTTCTTGCGCATTCAGGTAGACGGGGATATCCTCTTTTGTGTTGTATATTTGGTCTTGCGTAAAAATGCCCTGTTGGAAGCCTATTACACGCTGAAACATATCATCTTGATTTAAAAGCTCTGTGTGAACGGTTATTGTAGCTGGGGGCTCTTCACCCTCTGTCATAGGCATAATAGGCGCCACAGGTCTGCCGTCGAATGAAACAGTACCGGTTTTATCTCTATATTCAAAGGCTTTGTTGCTTGCCTCGTTGAGCTTTGCTTGCTTGGCTTCTGCAAGCTTGTCTTCATTGGATTTCATCGGGCATTTGTCTGACAAATACCACTTGCCGTCTATGTCAGATTGAGAGACGTCCTGCTCTTTCATACCGATTGATTTGTAGAATTTACTGTTTGTGCCTGTTCCTACTTCGCACAGGCCTGTTTCATTGTTTATTACTTTGGCGTATTTAATCATTGGTTTGCTCCTATGGTGTCAATTAAAGGGGTAATTAAACATTTTTGGATACTTGTAAGGCTATTGGTGTAAATCTTCCACCCTTTTTTTAGATATACATTTGTTTGGGTCTCAACTTGGTTTGTCGCACTAGCAGCTTCGACAATTATTGCTCCGCTTGCATTGTTTAAACGCAGTTGCACACTGCCTCCGCCCTGCGCTATCAAATGAATAGAGAGCAAACAATCATAAGGAACGGTAAACGTTTGACCTACTGCAGGCAGAGTGAAGGTTGATTGTGCTGTATAATCCGGCATACCCCAGCTTACAATCTCTTCTTTGTTGGAGCGCGAGAGCTTTGTATTAAGCTCGGTTTGAATGTGGGCAAAGTCTACCAGCTCTTGATTCACAACAGCGTTGAGCACTTTGTAATAGAGGTTTCCGTCCCCGATAGCTTTGGTTATTGTTTGTGTTGCTATTGCCCAGCCTGTGCTTGCAGAGTCTGTAAAGACTGTTACTCTGTCACCTTTTTTGGCAAAGAAATAGCTCTCACTGCTCAAACCGCCGACAAGCGCTCTTGTTTGACTAACTATAACTCCGTTTAACATTACATTTAATGTGTTAGCTGTAGATTGTTTGTATCCGATTATTGTGATATATCCGTTATACGGAACAATGTACTCTTCCACATTGTTTGTTGGATTAGCTGAAAAACCCAGAGTGTTTACTGTTTCATTCCCTGGTAACACCTCTTTGCCGTTCTTAAGCGGCAAACGGAATGTCATTTCATCCTGATTTACAACAAAATCATAGTCTGTGTAATCGTCTGTATGAGCCTTTACATTGCCTGTGCCTACCCTTGCAACAAGCTTTTCATATGCTGTGGGGTATAAATTACCACCCAAGAAAGTCCCTGTTGATTTAACAAATGACACAGCGTCTGCCATATCCTCGTCTTTCGCATAGAAGTTGTAAAACAAAGGCAATGTATCGTTTTCTGTAGTTGTAACATCCACAACATCAGAAGCCGCACTTTGCACTTTTACATTGCCTACTACAATGTACAAAAGTTTCTTTGTTGCATAAGGCTGTACTGTGTCGGAGTTGCCATAGATGGGGTTGGAAAGTGAAGCGTCAAGGCTCCAATTTCTCATACGTGCTACATTCGTATTGCCGCTCCACATAGCACCTGGATATATAGTATCTATCTTCAGAGCCCCTGTTGCTACGCCTTCTGAAATATCAGCGGTCATTGTGCCGGTGATATTCGGCAGCCTGGCTTCTACATAATCGCCTGTTTCGTCAGTGTTTACAGTGTACTGCGAACGTGTGCCTCTGGGTAAAAATACTCTTTCATTTTCTGTATCTACGCCGTAAAACCACGCCTCACCGCGTTGAGAAAAGATTTCATCAACAGTGGCTTTGTCTGCGATGTCGTAGAAGATGTGTCCGTTAGGGTTCTTTGTGGCTGTAAATGATACATCGCCTACAGTAATTGTTTCTTCTGTTCCAGCCTCTTTTTGCGCCACGCACTCGTTGTAAAAATCAGGGTAGCCGTACCTTGCCCCCGGCACAGCGTCTTTGTAAACGTATGTGCCTAAAAGCCCGAAGCCCATTGACTCCTCAAAGCTCAAGATGTGGTCTTTTTCTACCACGTCGAAGAGGGAGAAGCCAGAGCCTGCTGTATTTCTTATTACATCTTTACCAGCCTCGGTTATGTTTGAAAGGTCTTTGTCGGCAATACTTAATGATTCTATTTCATTTACTGCGGCTTCTGCTTCTTGCGCAGCCTGTTGTGCTAATTGTGCTTGCGTTGTTGCATTGGAGGCTTGAAGAGCTGCATCAGTTGCTTTAGATTCGGCTGTTATCGCAGCTTTTTTAGCATCTTCTACTGCCGTTTCTAATTCATTAATTTTTTCAGCAGCATCAGAAACTTCTTGTATTGTTTCATTAACCTCCTCTTTAAAATCTAATATTTGTTGATTTGTTTCATTTTTTAGATCCGTAGAGAAATCATCAAATGCATCATAAAGCTCTTGTGTTGAATATAATAATTGATTATTAGATAAAGTTAAATTTAGATCATCTAATAATGATGTATCTTGCCATTTTGTCACAGCCGAAGTTATATCTGTTTGAGATTTTATTAAAATTGTAGCAGGTAGCTCACTAGGTATGACTGTTAGTTTTACCTGATGGTTTTCTATTATAAAATCTGTAGTAGATTTACCATTTATAAAAACATAAATATCATTTTCTTTTATATAATCAAAAGGGATGGGGAATATTACATCCCCACCCGAATATGTATAGCTTTTGCTTCTATACGCCATCTTTATATTTTCCTTTTTAAATTAAATTAATAAGTTAAATCATTTAAATCTTCATTCAATTCTGTTATAGAATCGTTTTCAGATTGTTGTGAAGTATAATCCATATATCTTGATTCTTGCCATGCCTGCTGTACTTGATTTAAAGATTGTCCTTGCACGTTTGTAAATTGCTCAGATTGAACTATCTCTGCAAGCGCTTCTGTTTTATATGTGTTAAAAATATCATTCAAAGCTTTTTTCTTGGAGATTAAAGCTTGGTCTTCACGTTCAGATATTCCATCAACCATATTTTGATATTCAGGGCTTTGTATAAGCTCTGCTAAAGCATTTCTTAATGTCAACCCATTGATTGTTATCTCACCCATTCTTTGAGCAACAGCATCATAGGCAGTTTGTTTTGTTTCAGGATCTCGGAAGTTTAATAAATCCATTTCTTTATCCTTATATTGAGGATTTAACATAGGAGGAGCATACCCTTGGTCAGCTAATCTTATAAGCTCTAAATCTTCAACAGTAGCTTGTTGTGAGTTACTTCTTACACCAAATAAATTATTGAAAAAATTATCTTGTGAATACATAATCTCACCATAGAAATTACGTTTAGGTTCTATGGGGTTTCCTACACCATCAACAAAGGGAAGACCTTTACGTATATTCTCGAAAAAGCCTCTAGCCTGCTTAAGCTCGGGATCTGCAAGGCTGTTACCCCAGCGTAGAGCACCTGAATAAGGAACAAACCCTTGCAAAAATCTTGCACCAACATTACCTGCTTTTTTAAACGCATCAACATCGTCTGCTAATACAAGATTTAGTTGGTCTAACATTGTTTTGAAATAAACTTTGTTTGTAAAGTTTTGCGCAATAGAACCTAATATCCTGTTGCTGATGATTGTTGCATCGTTTGTAGACATAGCTTCAGCCACAGAGGCTAAATCAGCACCCATGCTAAGCATAGATGCTAAAGGTTCATAACGTGCATATGACAGATAAGTTTTTGTACCATCAGGTTTAGTAAAGACTATACTGTTAGGCTGCCAGCCTGTTTTAAGCAAAGCTTTCCCTTGTTCACCTGTTGGTGTTGTACCGGTAATCTTTCCGCTCATTGCCATCATAATACCTAATCCCCATACAGAACAGCCAATCGCTATTTTAGCAGAAGCTATTTTTCTTTCTTTATCACTTAATTTTGTAGATAAAGCTCTTTGTATAGCTAGTGGAGAATATTCTATAGCCTGATTTAAGAGGTTAAATGGAGTATTAATGAAAGGAAGTACCAATCGTAGAGCAGGTATTACTTGAGTACTTTTATTTACTAAATTTCCGAGCTTTCTAACAACGGATAATTCAGGATCTATTTGTGTTTTTTCTCTGCCAATACGAATTGAACCATCTAAGCTGTTTTGATATAGCATTTCTTTAGCTTCATATAGTAAATCAGGAGAAATAGCTTCGCCTGTTAGTGTAAAATATTTACCTTCAGTTGTAAAAAGTTTTTCAGCAGCAGCTAATATTTCATCAGTGTTTGTCATACCTTCTTTCGCTAATGAAGTTCTGGCTTCACCCATAGCCTCCGCAAAGGCTAAAGCTCTGTAATTTAATTGTGTCATTACTGTATCCATTGTTCCCATTATTCTTGTAGGGAATCTAAGACCTTTACCAACTGCGTCAAAGAATGCTCTAAAAGGGCTTGCTTGAGATATGCCAAAAGATTCAGCAGATAAAGGCAAAGGTTCACTATCATTCTTTAATAAACCTTGTAAATCTGCTGTAGAGTCATATGTATCTTCAGATTTAAATACCTTAAGTCCTAGCTCTAAAGATTCTTTCCAGCTTCTCATATATCCTGTGAGCATATCAGCTGCGGCATCTGTTAATACTTTGTCATTAAACATTTTACCTGCTACAAGCTTGGTGAAAGGATTTAAAAGAGCATTGGTTATACCTGATAAACCATTGGTAATATGTGTAGGAGGAGCAGATAATAAACCATTAATTTGTAAAGTCCTTAAATTATTAAAAGCATACTTTTGAAATGCAACAAAGCCTTTTGGATGTATAGCGGCTTCAGCAGCTTCAGCATACGCTGTATCAAAATCTGCCGAAGCAAAAATATTGAATTTATCTTTTATCCATGCTCTTTGTGCTGTTTCTTCTAAATCTTGAGGTAAGTTTTTATGTATATAAGAAGTAAATGCTTCCAGTCTTTCAGGTGATAAATTATCAATATTGAAATTTTTAATATCTTTTAACTTTGCTACAGTTTGTTCTACAAAACCATCAGTAGTGAAGTAAGATTTATCAGTTTTAAAATATTCTTCTGTCAAGAAATCAGATAAATCGTTAATACCTTGTTTTTGTAAAGCAGTAAGACCTTCTTCTTTATAACTTGCTAGTATTTTATTAGATATTCTTCTTTCAGATAAAGCTAAACCTAAAGCAGAACCCCACTCAAAATCATTTTTAGCTAGAGTAAATAAAGCATTTTGTAATTTATTTACTTTAATTAAAGAGTCAACATCATTAGGGTTTTGTTTCAAAGCCTTTTGTGCTTCTCTTACTTGGTCATGTAACAATCCTGATAACTTACCACCAGCCAAGATAGAGTCGTTAGCAGATAACAGCTGTTCCCCTGTCATTAGTGGTAATTGGTTTGCTAACGCTTCTGTATCCATACCTAAATCATCAGCATTTTTTAATATGCTTTGATAAAGGTTTTCTCCTGATTGAGCATAAGTTTTCCAATCCCTTTTATACATCTGATAAGCTACATCTTTTAAGGTGCTTAACTCTCTTCTTGTTTCAGGAATATGCTTGGAAAGTTGTTCTTTTACTTGTTGTTCTTTTACTTCAATTGTATTTTTAGATTTATTTATTGTATCTAAGTTTTGCTCAAATATACTCAGTTGTCTTGATTCATAAAGTTTACCATCTAAAGTATTTTGAAAGTTAGTATAATCATCAAGTATTTTAGAGTTTACTGCTTTATTCTCTCTAATTGCTTTAGATACTGATTTTTTATAAAGATAATCAGAAGCAAACTCTGATTCATTTTGAACATCATAGCGTGTAAAATGGGTTTTTGTTGGTTTTTGATTCAATGCATAATCTCTGGCATGTTCTAATTCGGATCTTAAAACAGTATATTGATTAGGTGAGTCTTTGTTTATCTTAATTGTGATATTGTTGTTATTTTTACCACGACTAATTGTAACTCCTTCTCTACCTTTTAAATCTTTAGCTGTTGAATCAACATATTGAACATTGATTTTTGTATCTTCAGGGATCCCCCATTTTTGTTTATAATCTGATACAAGTACTTCTGTATTTAAGTTTCCTGCTTCATCACCATACTGCCCCCATCTATCAGCAAGATATTTGTTCATATCTTCTATTGCATTATTAGTCTGTCCTCGCATTTGATGTCTGGTAACTTTATAAGCATCTTCCCAGTTGTTCACAGTAATAGCCAGAGTTCCATCAGGCTGCAATCCTACAGTTTCACCTTTTCTCATTGCTTCAATTATTTCATCTGCTTCTTTATATTTTGTTACTGGCAGATTTTCTCTGATTATTTCATGGGGATCTATTCCTTCATCAACAGACCTGTTTATAGCATCCTGCGCAGCATTAGCTAAATCAGCCGATTCTGTCGCTTTACGTAAGGTACTCTTATCATTTAAAAGGTTTTGAGCAGCTTCATTAGCTGTTTTAACATTTCCTTCTATCGCTGCTTTAGTTAATGCTTTTTCATTCTTAAACATTCTGGTAACAGTTTCTGCCATAGTACCAACACCATGACCTATAAGACCTGCAAAAGGAGCTAAAATAGCACCTTCAATAACATTTTTAAGTCTTGCTTCAGCAACAGTATCATCAGGATCAGCTTCTAAAAAATTTACTAAAGGATTCTGAAATTGAGGATAAGTGGCTAATAAGTCAGCTAAGTGCCCTTCTTCAGGGTCATAGGCATAATAATCAGCTAATGAACCAGCAAGAACATTTCTTGGATCTAAAACAGCATTACCTAATTTTGCCTGCCATGATTCACCTTTAAAAACTTTTGTACCGCCTTGTAAAACTTTACCTGCCTTGTTCAGAACATCAGAGCTTTTAGCTACTGCGGTAATGTTTTTCGCTGCATTCATTCCTTGTATGGTTTTTCCTATAGCACCTACGCCTTTACCAATCCATCCGGTAGGCAGTAAGAAAGAAGCCGCTGCAATAGGGTATTTCCAAGCAACCTCAAGAGACTTACCTACTTTAGTTCTAGGATAATATATTT